TTCATCTTCAATACATTTTGCTCAAACCATTTTTGCTGGTCGTTAGCAGATGCACTTTGGTCTAGCAGTTCATTATCTCTCCAAACCTTAAAGATATTTGGTTTGATACCACGAACAACTTTCCATTCAACATTACCTACAGTAAATTCAACTTCAACAAGACAGTCTTTCTCGTTAGTTGCATTGATTAGTTGTGGTTTATTAATTTTACGAAAAGGTTTACCAAATAACGAAAATGTAAGCGCATCTAAAATAGTAGATTTACCTGCACCATTAGTGCCAATAATTAAATTTGTATTATTTTGAGTAAGACTAACTTCAGTAAATTGATTTCCAGTAGAAAGAAAGTTTTTCCATCTAATAGTTTTAAATAAGATCATGCTCAGTATCAGGGGGAATCACAATGTCATTGGGAGTAATAAGTGTGTAACTATAATTATGCAGTACACAAGTTTCAATCATAGCTTCGTTATCAACTTCAATAACGTGCATTTCTGGACTGCCAGAGTTCTCTAGCATCATAGCATATCGAGATGCATCGTCTTCTTCTTGAAAGATATAGAGAATATCTGTTCCGTCTTTGTTAGCAACAGAGTATGCCCCTTCAGTTTCCTTTCCTAAAATCGTTAAAATAAACATTACACCATCTCACATGCCTCTTGATACGTATCTCTGATAATGTTTTGTATCTTTGATTTATCAAGATTTATTTCTGCCTCCTCAATATATCTATCCAGGATTGAAAGAGTATCTTCAGACTCCATAGCAGAAAATTCTTTATCATCATACCACCCACCAAAGTCATAATTTTCTACGATCTTTAGTTCGGCAACACCTACAGAATATAGTTTATCAATAACCTTCTCAAATTCTTTGATTCTTGGTTTGCTTCTAACAATAACTTTTACAATTTTATTTTCATATGGAGTAACATCTACCATTTGATGGGACTCGTCATCGTAATACAAATTGTAGAACATCCGATATGGATTATTAATCGGAGTCAATTCTCTAGTATCCGTATCAAAGATGTGAAAACCTCTAGAGTCATTTACATCATTCCAGAACATTTCATAAGGATTACCAAGATATGAAATCTTGCCATCAGAAGAACGTGTATGATAGTGACCACTGTATACCGTAGAGAACTTAGAGAAGACTTCTTTATCCATACCGTGGTCCATCACCACATTCTTGTGTGCCCTAAACCCACTGAGTTCAAGATGACCCATAGCACAGTCATACTTAGTCTTATTAAGTACTTTTAAAGTATCTTTTTCGTTCTCATCATTAATCCAAGGAACAAATACTACTCCTAGTTTGTCAAGTTTAACTTCTGTTGGTTCAGAGTATATAATAACATTTTCATATTCGCGAAGTAGTAAGTCAACTGCATTAACATTATTAGTGTTTTTATAGTATGCAGTATGATTACCAACAATAGTATGAACAGTAACTCCCATATCCTGGAGTCTGTCATAGTAATTATTCTTTGCCCAAGAGAGTGCCGAAAAATCAATACCTTTACGACTATCAAATGTATCACCCATATCTACAATAGTAGTAATACCCTCTTCCTCAATGGTGGGGAAAAAGACATCATTGTAGAACTTTAGAAAATAGTCGTGAAACAGTTTAGAGTTCTTACGGGCACCAAAGTGCTGATCGGTAATGATCGCAATTCTCATTGATAACGGAGTTTACTATGGACAGCATCTTTGATGCTATTATAGTCGCTGTAGTTCGATCCGTCAAGGGTGTTGTTGTCGTCAAAAACCTCACTATACTCTGAGCGTTCGATAATTTTATTTTTAATATCTAACTGTCTTTTCTCTCGCTGAATACGACGCAGAAAAGCGTAATGAATAATCTGAGTGAAATACGCAAAAGGGTTCTGTGATTTTTCTGGATTAAAGTTATGGATATATTGTACGCAATTCTCAATACCGTCAGAAATCATATCTTCTTTAAACATATAGTTTACGAAGTTTGGTTTAAACGATAGATGATTAGCAATCTTTAAGAAGCACTCTCCAATATATCGTGGGATGCAAGGTTTAGTTTCCCACCTCTGTGACCTATCTTGTTTAGTAGGTTCTCTGCCGTACAAAGCAATAAAAGTTCTCTCAACTTCACTACGATACTCAATGAGTGCCGCAAGGAATTCTTTATTGTTAACGTAATGCTCTGACCTTTTCCTCTTGGCCATCGTAGTGCCTACCATAAGTTTTCATCATAATATGTATATATTATATCATCAATACAAACACTTGACAAGTATCTAAACCATGTGTAGAATACCTTTGTTGGGTTTGAAGAGACAGCTATAGATTACTTAGATTCTTTAGGATCTTTATTAGAATTTTTATATATTTTCTCTAGAACTTCTTTTGCATCTCTTACACTAGAGAGATATCCCATCTTTCTATCAATTTTAGATGAACCGTTGTTGTTATCTTTAGTACTACCGGTTCTAACATATTCTTGATACATCATTATAATTTCTATATCAGATGATTCTGATAGAGTAAGAACATCATCCAATCTAATTATAAACATATCTTCAGATGTAGTCTTTAACCATGGTTCTATTTTATAACCAACTACATTATCTGTTTTAGATTTAATTTCTTTTACATTAATTGGATTAGAAACTATTAGCATAGTTCTATCTTGCTCTTCTGAGGCTGCTACTTTAGCAAATATTTCTTCTCCACTTCTAAGTTTAATAGTTGCGTAAAAATCTTCTTCTATCATATTCCTCCGTTGAGTTGTATGGTAACAATTTCATAATTAAACTTCTCCTCATTGTATTGTTTAATTCGTTCTATAAAATGATTAAGTGTGTAGTTTCTTCTTGTGGTAGTTGAACTGTCGTCAGCAATATCGTATAAAGTTGCTTTTAATTTGTTCTTTCCTTTTCTAAGCACCCGTCCAATGCTTTGAAGGTTTCTGATTCTGGATTTGCTAGGTGAGGCGAAGATAACATTATGGAGATTTTTAATATTGATACCTGTAGAAAAAGTTCCATAAGAAGCAACAATAATGGCATTGTTTTCTCTTTCAGTTATTTCTCTTACTAACTCTCTTTCTGTGGTATCAACTCCACCGTGGACAAAAAATACTTTTTGGTTATCTTTCTTTTGATTATTTATCTTGTCGAAAAGTACTTGACCATGTGCTTCTACTCTTGCAAATAACACAAGAGTATTGCCTTTCATATCTAATGCAAGATTGGTGATAAAGTTATTTCTTTGTTGATGAGTAATTAAATACTGAACTTCATCTTCAAATACATCAAATTTACGAGGAGGATGCTTAAGAACAATACACTGAATATCTAATTGGGATAAATGTCCTTGCCTCATCAACTCATCTGTTCTGGTCACTTTGTATGAAGGACCAAAGACTCCCTCTAACACCCACTTATGCGTCTGTGTGCCGTCTAAAGTTCCAGTGAATCCAAATCTATACTTTGCATGATGAAGTTTGGTCATGATGTTAATTAGAGACTTAGACTTGAATAAGTGTGCCTCATCACCAATTACCACATCATATTCTTCAAACCAAGATCTTTCTAACTTATAGATAGATTGCCAGGTAGTAATGGTTATAGGAACATTACTATACTTTTCTCGACCAGAATAGATACGGTGACAATATGAATCAGCATCCCAACCATAGTCAAGAAAATCCTTGTGCATCTGCTCTACAAGAGATGTCGTTGGAACAACTAAAAGAACTTTTTTCCCTTGGTTCTCGTAGTATCTTACAAGAGAATAAATCATCAAAGATTTGCCAGAAGCAGTGGGGCTTATCAATAGCTTTCTATTGTGTTTTAAAGCACCGTATACTCCCTCAATTTGATACTTCCTGGGAGTATGAGAACAAATGGAATGCATATAATCCTTGACACCTTCATATGAGATCTCCTCATTCTCTTCATATGGGGTGCCATAAAATTTATTGTCCTCAAACGTATAAGAATAATCGTATTGCTTACAGAAACTGACAATTTTATCTAGCAGACCGACGTAGATTTGCTTGGAACGCATATCAAAGAGATGTATCTCTCCATTCCAATTTCTACCACGATACTGCGGCATAAATTTTGCATTAGGAACCTCAAACTTAAAGTGGTCTCTAAGTTCATATTCAATATGAGGTTCAGTATTAATTTTTAAAAATACTTCGTTGGACTTAGATATAACAAGATTTGCTGACGTATCGATCACATAAATCCATTCATCTAATAATATTTATTACATCTCTTTAAACTTATGTTCTAAAACAATTCGATAGAAATGATTCCTCATGGCAATCAAATCTTCCTGTTCAAAAGGATCACCACCTGACCATTTTTGAACTGCTTGAGATAACCCAATATGTATTATACGTATTGCTTGTATTGGTAACTCTACATTGTAATAATGGTCTTCTTCCATTATCCTAATCCTGCATTAAATCTCATAAATTCAATAGCGTTTTTAATTTGGTATGTTCGGTTAGTAATCTGCTTTAAAATACTCTCAATATACACTAACATAGTTTCATAGTAATCAATTTTTAGTGAAACACCTGAAAGTTTTTCATCTGCATCCAAATATTTTTGCATAGTATCTTTATCTCTAATTTTTTTAGGAAAAGGATTTTCGATATAAATTTCTGGGTCTGATTTTCCACTAAAATATTCATAACGTTCGTGTCGAATATTCTTACGTTGCTGCTCTGCTTTTTTTCTTAAAAGGAAGATTGTATTATATAATTCAAAATATTTTGCGTGGAGTGCTGGAATACCTAAAGACTCATTGTGCAAATTGTCTGGGTCTATTTTAGAATCCTTTTCCCACATATCTTGAATAGATTCAAGATCAAAACTCATAAATCTTGTCCTCTGGTATTTGTTATATTATAGTTAGTATACTTGAAAGATACTTCTGCTGTAAAGTATTCTATATCAGTATCTGTAGCATCAAAGGTTAATGTTGATAATGAGTATGGAAACAGGTCCTTAAAATTAACCTGAAACTTAGGTACGTTATTACTACTTAAAATTTGAAGAGTACCATCAGAATAAATGTTGTCACCTTGCCCATCAAAAATAGTATCGATACTGTTAGGTAAGGTTACTTGAGATTCAAAATCACTAAACTCTTTTAGACTGTCTGGAAAACCTAATCCACGAATCCATTTCTGAATTTCCATATAGTTTCCAAAATCTTCATCAATGAGATAACGTACTGTTAAATCACCAAACTCTATTTTATCACCAGGAACTGGAACATCTTTCAGGTAAGAAGGTTGAAGAACTACTCCCAAATCCATTGAAGGAATATTTGCTTGATTGCAAAAATATGATACTTGAGGAATTCTATCAATCCTGAATATAAACCCAACAGGTGCCAAATAGTTCCTATTTTCAATGGGGGTTACATATGACATCGGTTTTTAGATATTTAGCATAAAAAAAGAGGGTCCGAAGACCCTCTGTTTAACTCTTGTGAGTATGAATCACATGAGGTTCTTAACGCGGACGCGACGATAGTAGCGGTTAGCGTTAGTGGTGAGTGCGCCGAGACCTTGTGCGGTGCCCTGTGCGAAGGGGTTAGCAACCATGCCGTAGCGCGTCTTGAAGCCAATTTTTGGCTGGAAGGTGTTCTCTCCAACTGCACGAACCATCTGAAGAGGAACGTATGGGCAGTAGAATAGACCTGCGTCATAAGGGGAAGAACCCTTATAACCAACGACGTAATACTGGTCAGAAGTACCAGTACCGGTGTTTGCCGAATAAGGATCGATATATACGCGATACTTACCTTGGAGAACACCTGCGAAGGTGTTGCCGGTGTCGTCAACGTTAAGGTTAGCGTTGAGTGCAGGGGTGTAATCGAGTACGCCTGCCATGGTCAGAGCGGAAGCAACGTCTGCGGAGCAGAGGATGATGTTGCCCTTTCCACGACGAGTGCGCTGTGCGATTGCGTTTGCATCGCGCTCGATTTGGAACAGAAGTCCTTTGAACTTCTCAACAGACCAGCGACCGTTGCTGTCAACGTCGAGGTCAAACTGACCAGGAGTTGCGGTGTTGTTAACAGCACCTTGCTCAGCAGTCTTGTAGATGGTTCTGATGACTTCACGGTTGATTTCAGCAAGAATCTCTGTGGAGAGAATGTTTGCCAATTCCGCTTCAGCGTTCAGACCGTGGATTGCCTTAAGGTCTTGTGCGAGTTCTAAGGAGTACTCTGCTTTCAGTGCTCTGGACTTAGCAGTAACGGTGACCTTCTCAATCGAGAAAGCCATCTGGTTGAATTCACCTTCGGTGCCATCACCCAGTTTTTCTGCTTGGTCGGTACGCATACCCTGACCAACATCATATCCAGTCTCGGATGCAGATGCGGTTGGGTTCAAGAGACCAGGGTTGCTGCCGCTTTGTGCAGTTGTACCCATACCAACACCAACGCCGGTCATACCTGCGGTGTTGTTGAAGTCAGAATCCTGACCAGAGAATGCAGTATCTGCTTCGTCGAAGAATGCCTCTGTGCCGCTTTGTGTCTCATACTTGGAACGCATCGCGAAGATGAGTCCAGTAGGTCCAGACATAGGCTGAACACCTGCCAGGTCATATGCGACCAGGTTAGGCATAGAGCGTCTGATCAAAGAGATCAGAACGGGGTCGAAACCTGCGGTAGGACCACCAGCTGCGGAACCGCTCTGGAATCCGTCTGCACCAGCAGACATATTAGGGCCTTCCGTCAACATTCCGCCATGCTCAAATGCGGATTGCTCTTTTAAAAATTTTTCTTGGTTTTCTAACAGGACAGCGGTGACAGCTCTACGATGATTGTCAGAGATTTTCTCGCAACCTTCGTGATTAAGAAGAGGTGCCCACTTTTCCTGCAGATGCTCGGAATGGAACATTTGCTTTTTACCTAGTGTTTGTTTTTGTTTGAATTAATATTGAATTCAGGAGTTATTGCCGAGACCAAAGGATCCCAGGGTTTTCATATATGCTGCCATTGAACCTGAATAGGATTCAGATCCTGCAGAATCAACACCCTCGGAAAGGGTTTCAGTCTTTGCTTGTGGAGCCTGAGTCTTGGAATTGAAATACGATTCCTTCAGCGTCTCCAGTTTTTCACGATAAGATGTCTCACTTTCAAACTCCACACTTTCGGCAAGTGAGGCAAGCTTTTCTTTCTGTGTGGAAGCTAGTCCCTCAGAAACGTTATCAAGAATACCATCAGCAACTGATTCGGCAAGTCTGCTATTCAGTGTGATGTTCTTCTCAATTTGCTCATTGAGTTTGGTCTCCATATCATCTAGTTTTTCTACCATGCTCTCAAGCACATCATATTTTTCTTCAGGGATTGATACATAATGTTCTTCAAAAAGATTCTTCATTCCAGCAAGGAATGATTCAGTCATTTCGGTCTTCAGACCGCTTTCGATGACAAGTGCGTTTTCTTCAAACCACTCATCAGCGACATACTCAAGATACGAATCAACACGCTCGGCCAGTACTTCTTTCTCTTCTACGAGAGCAGCAACTAACTTTTCTTCGTATTGAACTTCGATTGCCTCTTTGATTTCAGTAACTTTAGCAGAAATTGCTGCTTCAAAAATCGTCTTTGCTTTTGCTTTGAATTCTTCGGAAAGTTCTTCGCCACCGAGGAGAGCATTAACGTCTTCTTCGACGTTATACTCTTCAACTTCCGCAACTACTTCTTCAGTAGCAACTTCTTCTTCAGAAACTACTTCATCAGTAGTAACTTCTTCTTCTTCGATGGTTTCTTCAGAGGAGAATTCTTCTTCTTCTTTCGTCATGGTCGGCGCAGCATCAGCTGCTTTAGCACCCTTATTAACCACATCCTTAACTTGCTTAAGGGTTCCGCCTGGAGTCTTCAGCTTTGCTGAATCGTCATCGGTTTTGTAGTTTTCTGGGGTGGGTCCACCCAGATCTTCGACCGAACCCAGTTGGGTTCCGGGATCCGCCATAGTTGGCATTGGATCTCCAGCCTTCGCACCAGCGTTAACTGCAGTACGGGATTGCGGTGTCTTTACTTCCATTTCTTGTAATGATTTTCCACGAGACATTTGAACTCTCCGATTACCTCTGATTTTAATCTATATTTATTTATAATTTTATAAATTAGAAAGGAATTGATCAAATAAGAATAACTTATTCTCTTCTAATTGTTTGGTATCAACTAATGTATTAATTCTACGCTTAGTTTGCTCAGCATACTTTTCACGGAGAATACCACCTTCCCATACCCAGTCTTTACCTTCCATAATTCCTTCAACGAAAGCATCAGGAGCAGAAGGATCTGCTACAATATCTGCAGCAGTGGCAAGCATAAAATCTTCACCAACAATATTTACGCCTTCTCTTGATGGTCTTAGTGAACCAATACCACGCGAAGAAACGCCAAGTTTTACACCTTCACTAATAAGTGATTCTGCAATCTTACCCATAGGGGTAGAAAGGATTTTTGCCTTACCAATAAAGTTTGAACCGCTTTCTTTAAGAGAAACGATTTTATGCGAAACTCGATCGAGGTTTACTGTAGGACCATCGGGGTGACCCAATTCTCCAAGTGCTCTCCCAGAGTTGATGTTGCTTTCGTTATAACGAGCAACTTCTTTTCTAAGAGTTTCCATAGGATACATCCGACCATTACGGTTCTGAATGTTACCCTGAAGGAAAACACCTTCGATATACAGGTTCTTTTTACCGTTGCGTTGTTCAACGATAAATTCTACCTGTTCGATTTCTTCTGTAATGAGTTTCATTTCTTTAGTTGGTAAATCCTACTTGTGCTCCTTTTACTGCAGTGTTTGCAGCAAATACACAGTGACTAGGTTGTTTCTCCAAAATTTCTACGGTTCCTCTTGGCAGTGTAAATGAACCAACAACCGTACCACTTTGTGTTTCAACAACGGTAACCAGATAATCGGCACCCGCAGCAGTATTAACTAAGCGAACAGCAGTTGCTGAAGCAAAACTAGTTGCTGCACCTGTCGTAGTTGGTAGTTGTGCTTCCGCAGCTTTAATCAGTGTCCTAGACATTTTTATATGACTGTTATGTTTTATTTATAAATTACTCTTCTTCCTCAGTAGATTTCCCAGTTTCCACCTCTGTTTCAATCGCTGCATCTGGTTCTCCAAAGGTAGAACCAGCAACTACTTGTCTATAAGCATCAACTCTTGCTGCAGTTTTTGCATAGAGTAAATCTTTGATGGTATCACTGATTTGGGAAGGAGATTCATCAGTAACCATCATATCTAGAAGTTCTTCCATTTATAATAAGTATGATATACTACCAGTATTTATACTAAATCTCTCCACCATCTGGCATTTCTGGTGCTTCAGTCGAACTTCCGTCAATATCTGGTTCCATTGGTGCTGAAATATTCTGCCCAACGGCAGGATCTTTCTCTGCAAAAGGTAGTCCAGTTGAAGGGTCAATCGTTGCTGGGTCTGGAATAATTCCCTTCTTTATTTCCTCTGCAATAAGTTTATCCTGCTCAATAATTTCCATATCAGTTTGACGCAAGATTTGACGACGAACGTAATCTTGGGAATAATACTTACCAACATATGGTTCAGCAGTTTGCATCAAATTCAATCTTTCATTCATCAACTCAGTTTCTTTGAGTTCTGAGAAATGATTATCATATAAGAAATCATACTGAATATGCTCACTCATTTTATTCCAGTCTTCTGGAGTGACAATGTTCTTCAAAAGAAGTTGAGTTTTGAGCATATCATTGAACATATTTGAGAATCTTTTTCTCAAACGTCCAACAAACTTAGTAAACTTCAGTTCGTCTCTAAGAATTTCAGATGATCTACCAAGATTAAATCCACCTTCACCATCCATTCTAGATGGGGGAACATTGAGTGCTCTAAACAATTTCTTTTTAAAATACTCAATATCTGTAATTTCTCCTAGGTTTTGTCCACCAGGTAATGTAGAAATTTCTGTTCCTCTACCACCTTCACGACGAGGCAACCAGAAATCCTCAAGCATTGACATATACTTTTTATCGTCACGAACTTCACCAGTCTGTGCATCATACACAAGTTTGTTACGATATCTCTGCATAACATCACGCAGATATTGTTCTGCCTTAACCTTAGGCAAGTTACCAACATCAATATAGAAAATACGACGCTCAGGTGCTCTGCTTAAACGGTAGATGACCAAGGCATCCTCAATCATTCTTAACTGGTTGAGTGCCTTGATTGATTTGTGAAGATATGAAAGTGTGATTCCTTTATTTCTATCTACAAGACCAGAGGTGCAGTAAGTAATAGCATCTTTTGCTATCTTAATTCCTTGACTTCCTCCACTTTGGATTGCTGAAGTATTTCCTGCAGAATTTCCTGATTTGGGATTATAGATAAAGAACTCTTCAATCTCAGGAAAATCATACTCCATAGGATCTTTCAATCCTCTAAGTTGATTATTGAGAGTTTGTGTTTCTCCAGGTTTTTTCTTTTGCTGTCGGAGATAACGCATTTTCATTGCGTCAATATATCTCAATTCTTTAATCCCTTCTTGGGGATTTTTCATATCGATAATTTTATGATAGTAAATACGACCATCAACATACCAGTTTCTATAGATTTCATGAGACTTTTTATCAAAGTCTAAAAGATCTAAAATATGCTTAAATTCTTTTCTAATCTTTGTTTTAATACCATCACTAGCATTAAGATTTGAGAGTTCAATCTCTACAGGACTATCATTAGTATCCGAAACAATTGCTTCGTTTACAATATCTTCAATTGCACTATCTACTTCAGGATGAAGAGACATTTCACGATATCGTTTGATTAAATCAAACTCACTTCTGAATACACCTTCAAGATCTACGTAGCTACCAAAAAAACCACTAGTCGCATAGTGATCAACCGAATCCTCATTGTTAGGGGGAACGGGTGATACTGCACTTTGCGGTAGTGGTTCGGAATTCTCAATTGAGAATCCAAATAACTTTGACGACATAATGATTTATGGTTTAGTCCTTTCAATATATTTATGAAAGGACCAAACCTAAGATATTGCGATTATTCTTCGGGTTCTGATAATTGTCCTCTATTCCAAGAATTGACTTGGAATTCTACAGTAAACTCTTCAATCTGATCACCATTGTCATAAGACAAGTCAATCTGAGAAACATTAGTTGGGAAAATATCAATAAAGTTATACTGTGCAAGTACAACATTATTGTTACCGGAATTGTCTTGACTTGACATTTCCTTACCCCTACCAAGTTGATAAACGGTAGCGTTGGACATATATGCTGCTGGTAGTGTAGCACCGATGTTATTGGCAAGTCTTGCCATATGCTCTACCCATGCTTCAAATGCATATCTGAGACCAAAGTTTTCATCGTTGATAACTGTTACAGTCCAGGTATCAACAGTTCTATCACCAGCAACTTTGAAGATGCGTCCTCTAAAAGGAACATCAATCTGTGCAATATTGGAAGCAGGAAGTGCTGCCGACTTACACATAAACTGGAACGTATCAGCATCCCATGCCGCTGCAATTGCATCGGGGAAAGTCGTTAATTCGACCTCAAACAGATTGGGGCGTGCGCCGCCACCAATCAGTCTGGATTTAAAAGCGGATAAGCTTTTGTTTGATCTTGTAGCCATTGTTTTACTTCTCCTTTAGGTATTTATGTTATAGATTATCAAACTCTACCTGCTACTTCTTCAAAACTAATACCCGTGCGTGTAGCAACGAATGTTAGAGTGACGTAGTTAATAGACTTGGCAGGTTTCAGGTAGATATCTGCTCTAAACTCATTGTTATCAATGATATCAGGAGTGTTGTTGGTTTCATCGCAAATAACGAGGAATCCAAAGAGACCTCTCTTCGCTTCAACATCACGGAGATAAGGTTCAACAATGTTTCTAAAGTTCGCTCTTGTTAACTCATCGTTGAGTTCAAAGAGTTGTGCGTTTGCTGCACTCTCAAGTGCTTGTTCAATAGTAAGGAACAAACGACGAACGTTAATTCTGTCAAATGCAGATGCATAGGACAACGCGGTCTTATCTCCGAAGAGATATGTTCCTGTTCCAGCCTGGGTTACAAAGGAGTTGATTCTGTTAGGATACAGTTTGTCTCTTTGTGCCTTGGATGGATTATATGCAAGTTTGATTGCATTATTCAATGTACCTCTTGCTTGTCCTGCAGGTGAGAACCATGGGAAAGCGACAATGTTTGTACGGGTCATCATACCAGCAACATCAGCGTTGCAAGGTACATATCGGAACTTGTTATTAAAGCGGTCGTACATATACTTATAACCACTATCAAATGCGGCATAAGATGACGAAGTTAATGGACTAAAATACTCAATCAGATTATCTGTCTGGGTTGTTGTGTTGGATTGACCAACCAAATCTGCTCTATGAGGACCAATCAATGCCATACAATCTTTTCTTTCTTCTGCAAGAGAGATTAGATAGTTTGCTTTTGCTTGAGACTCTTCTTTAGAAGAAAGACCTGGACCCATGATTAGATAATCAACCTGGACTTCATCCTTATTCTGAAGATATGAATATGCAGTTTGAAGATCACCCAGTGTAGCAGTCATTCCGCCACTTGCACCGTAGTCTGCACCACCTTTCAGTGAGTAAGATACATTACCGATTGCGGAGAAAGTTACGCCTTGCGCTGCTTGTCCCCACGTTCCACTACCTGTAGATACTGCTGTGAAAGAAGCAGATTTATCTCCAGTATAAGCACTGAAACCAGTTGCTCTTGGTTCTGTTCCGTGGAAAGCATCTACTGCTGCTGATGGACTCTTACCTGCATATACGTTAGCAGAGAAGTCAGCAACATAATCTTTATAGTAAATTTTCTGTGGAGAATTTACAGAAGAAATAGTATCAAGTGCCTTAGAAAGACCAATGTGCTTCTCAAGAATATTGCCTTGGATGCCAGTTACAAGACCTTTATCATCTACAACTACGACATGAATGCCGTCGCCATATCCTGCTCTTGTGGATGCAAAGTTATTTGCAATTGGTTTTGGTGCAATAGACTTCCAGAAAACTGTTGAATTAGTTAATCCAAGAGTTTGCTGATCATACCAGTCAACTGCACTAGTAACGAGAGTGTTTGTAATTGTTCCAACGCCAACACCTGAAGAGTTTGTAAACTCTAAATCAGCAGTTGTCTTGAACTCCCCATAAGCAGTTCCTTCTTGATAAGAAACTCTACTTTCAGTTGCTCCACCACCAACGGTGTGAACGCGAGAAACAATCTTAACGTCAAAACTACTTGCTCCGGTCGCAGATGTCGTAACGCCGGTAACAATACCTTTGAGGTATCCAGTAAATGTGCTTGTAGATCCTGAACCAGGAACGGTTACTCCATTAAGAGATGCAGTAACACCAAGACCAATAGTAACTCCTGCGGTAGAAGGACTTGTGGTGTTGATTCCTATAACTTGATCTGCCAGGTCATCAATAACACAAACTTTAAGATCATTTGCCCATGTACCTGGGTTCTTAGCAGCCCAAGTAAAATCTGCTGCGCTGGTGTGGTTCTCCGAATAATCGTCGTAGTTGTCTACATTGAGGCTAGTAGTATTAGCAATACCAACACCTGCGTTAGCATTGTTTAAATTACTGCCACCTGCTCTTACAACTTTAAGAACGCCGCCATACGAAAGGTAGGAAGAAGCAGACATCCAATACTCATATTGAGCATCATTGTTGGATGGTTTACCGAATACATCGATAAGTGCTTGCTCACTATCAACTTGAATACACTCATTTACAGGACCGATCGCGAAAGGACCCGCAATTGCTCCAATATTATCTAAAACATTATCAACTCTACCCTTGGTTAAGTCAACTTCTCTGACGAGTACGCCTGGAGATAATTGAGGAGTCGCCATTTTTTTCTCCGTAAATCTCAGTTTATCTGAAAATATTTATTAAAAAGTATATCTTCAGTGGGGAAACGTGGCGTGAACTACCAGTCTGGATAAACGTCTTTAATTCTAGAAACCGGGTTATACTTATCTTTTCTATTATCAGTAATTCTCTTTATAGTACATTCTTTACATTCATAAGAATATGAAGATGCTACTGGTCCTCTATTTTTTCTTGTCCTGTAAAATCCTTCTACTAAATTTTTTGTTTCTCCGCAAATTCTACATTTCCTATCATTGAGAAGCAAATGTCCTAATTTTATCTGCTTATCAAATTCCATCAGTATCTCCACATATAATCCATACCACCAGCAGTGTCTCCATATTCATCTGCCTTAAACCATCTATCACCATCACCATCAGTAAAACTATCGTCTCCCATACCATCATCCATAAATCCAAATGGTGCCATATCCTGTTCTATTTGATTTTTTTGTTCTTCATATAATCTCTTACGAATATCTTGGTCAGTTAGTTCTTTAAAGTAATCTTGTGCTACCAACCAGGCATAGATAACCAAACACATTGCAAGGTCATCATTACAACCTTCCTCTGCTTCAAATGAATTATGTTTTGAAATAAAGGTTGTCAGTTCTGAAATAATCTCATAATCATTAAAAATAAGTTTATCTTCTTCAATCAAAGTTTTAAGATTTAATGACCCAACTTTCTTCACAGTCTTGGACATCTTCACACCCAACTGAGTTTTTTTACCAGAAAATCCTTGCCCTACAATTTGCCCTGCTCTGCCTCTCATAGAACACATAAGTAAGTTTTGATACTCAAGATCATATTGTAAGATAGACGCTACCTGGTCTCCAATATCGTTGACCTCACAAAGTATAAATGCGCTATTATAGTTTTTTGCTACCTCATAAATTATATTTGGAAATAGCATAGGTTTGATATCGTTATTTCTATACTTTGCTACAATCCTATGAGGAAACTCTGTGATGTCAACACATACAAATGCAGAGTAGTCTGCTCCAACTCCTCTAGCAACGTCAACCGTCATTATATAATCGTGATTCTCTTTTGGTGGTTCGTATATGTCTAATCCAGCATTTTGTTTAATTGGAGACTCATATACCATACTCCTTAATTTACTAGGAGCAATTAAAGTATCAACAGAACCTAAAAACTCACATTCAAACTCAACCTTGAACTGTTGTTCTGAAGTGTTAGCAATAGTTTGTTCTTTCCAAGCAGAATCTCTACCAGGTACTTCCGACCAGTGAACATCTGTAGGAACATATTCATTCTTCTTTTTCTCCGCATCATGCCACATACGGTAGAAGTGATTCATACCGTGAGGAGTTGAAACAATAATTACCTTGGTGCTTTTACCAGAAGTAATAGTAGGATAAACAGAGGCAAAGAACGAGTCAGCAATATGGTTTGGGACGAACGCGAACTCGTCGAGAAAGAGGATGTTAAATGACATACCTCGGACAGCACTTGCAGACGTAGA